TCCTTACTTAATTAAGAAAAAGATTCAGCCTAACGGCGCTCGAGTGACTGGCGATGGTCGATTGATCGTGCCACTGTTTAACAGTGACGGCGAGATGACTACCGTGCAATACATCGACTCTGATGGGGGCAAGCTCTATCATCCCGGCGGCAAGACCGGCGGATCATTCTGGCGCATCGGATCGAATCAGGATGCGCACCTTTATGTGGCCGAGGGCTACGCAACTGCCGCTACAATCGCTGAGACGAGCGGTGTGGCGTGTTACGTTGCATACTCGGCGAGTAACATCCCTAATGTTGTTGGACAGCTTAGAGAGCGTTTTGGAGCCTCTCAGCGCATCATCATTGTGGCAGATCATGATTCCAGTGGGGTTGGTAAGTCATACGCAGACCAAGCCAGCGCGAAGTACGGGGCGACCGTCATTATTCCCCCAGATGAAGGCGACGCCAACGACTATTTGCTGGCTGGCAATGACTTATCGGCCCTGCTGGAGCCACCTGAGATCAAGCTCGACTGGCTGGTCGATGGCAATGAGTTCACGACAAAGCCGGCGCCGATCAGCTGGTACATCAAGAACTGGCTCCAGAATAAGTCACTTATGATGGTGCATGGCCCCTCGGGCTCAGGTAAGACATTTTTAGTGCTTGACTGGTGCCTAAGGATGGCTGCTATCGAGATGGAGGGCAGAGACTGGTGCGGTAACAGGACAAAAGACTTGCCGATCGTTTACTTGGCTGGTGAGGGCCATTACGGTTTACGCGCTCGAGTCGCCGCATGGATGCAAAACTTTGGCGTTGATAAGATTAAATTCTGGATGAGTAAGACCGGCACTGATCTCAACTCGAGCGAGGGCTTAGTCAAGGTCATCGATAACGTCCGGGCGCTGCCTGAGACGCCAAAGGTTATCGTTGTAGACACATTGCACCGATTTCTTAATGGCGATGAGAACAGCGCTCAGGATGCCAAGACAATGCTGGATGCCTGCGCCTTATTGATGGAAGAGTTCGACTGTACAGTCGTCCTAGTTCATCACACGGGCGTATCGGATGAGGCGCAACACCGTGCCAGAGGCTCTAGTGCATGGCGAGGCGCACTCGACATCGAGGTTAGCGTGAAGCCATCTAAGAATGGCCCAATTGAGGTTATTCAGAGAAAGATGAAGGATTCCGAGATGCAGGACAGTCTGTTCTTTGATCTTAAGAAGGTTGATATTAGAGGATGGCGAGACGAGGACGGCGATCAGGTATCGAGCGTTGTCTTGGAATCAGTGAGTCAGCCGCAGGCAAAGACAAAGGTTGTCTCAAAGGTTGAAGAGCATCGAAAACGTTTTGAGAGAGCTTGGCATTTTGCTGGTAGAGTTAACGATCCACAGGGGCGACCTCATGTGACTAGATCTGGTATGCTCGACTTTTTAACCGGCCCGGCGATGATGATGAAAGAATCTTCCGCCAAAAAAGCAATGCAAAATGATCCATCAAGGATGGTTGGAGTGCTGATCGATGCAGAATATATCGTGCCTTTTGGGCAAGGATGGTCGGCAACCGATAGCGCTTTTATTGCAGTTTTGAACACACAAGTGAACACTTGACGACAAATGAATATAATCAATGACTTACATCAATTAAAAGACAAAAGACATTTGAAGACATTTTGCAATGTCCTGGAGTGTCTTCGTTATAAACATAATAAAATCAACAACTTACAGTTTTTGAAGACAAAGTTGAAGACATTTCTGGGGACAAAGAAACTAGAGGACAAGACAAGACATAACTCTATAGAGTTATGTCTTTTGTCCTTTTTGTCCTGTCCTGATTGTCGTGTCTGAATTAGAATCAGGTTTAGGTAATTATTTGATGGAGTTTTAGATGACTGAAGAAGTAAAAATTGGAAGGCCAACTGATTACACTGATGAGTTGGTGGATCGAATCTGCGAGGAAATCGCCGCTGGTCGATCATTAAATCGCATCTGCAAGACCGAGAGCTGGGCTCCAGATAAGTCTACATTCTATCGGTGGATGTATAAACACGATTCGATACGCGACAAATACGCGCGAGCAAAGAATGCGTGTCAAGAGTTTGCCGCAGAGGATATCCTCGAGATAGCCTATGATGCGACGCCCGAGACATATAACGTGGCGCGATTGAAAGTCGACGCCCATAAATGGATTGCGAGCAAACTTCTTCCGAAACGCTACGGCGAGAAACAGCAGCTCGAGCACACTGGCGAGTCTGGTGGGCCGCTGGTCATCAAATGGAAGGGCAAGGATGAGTAACTGGGATAAGTTTCTATTCTTGATGGTGGCTGGCTGCATCCTCTCGACATTTGCAATGATGGCGGATTTCTTAGGATGGTATGCCTGAGATAACCATTCCGTACACGCCTCGGGACGTCATGGTTCCGTTTCACAATAGAACGAATAGATTTGCCTGTTTGGTGGCGCATCGGCGTTGCGGCAAGACTGTCGCCGCGATCAATGACTTGATCCGCGACGCGCTTACGATTAACCGGCCTAACGTGCGAGTGGCGTACATTGCGCCGACCTACCGGCAGTCCAAGGCCGTAGCGTGGGACTATTGCAAAGAGTTCACGGTTAATATACCGGGCATCAAGATCAACGAGTCCGAGCTGCGCATTGATTTTCCTAATGGCGCTCGCATACGATTGTTTGGCGCCGAGACAGCGGATTCGATGCGAGGGCTGTACTTTGATTCGGTGGTGTTGGACGAGCCAGCCGATTTTCCTGCTAATGCATGGTCGACGGTTATTCGCCCGGCGATCGCAGATCGACAAGGCCGCGCAACCTTTATTGGTACACCTAAAGGTAAGAACGAATTCTGGGAGATATTTGATGCATCGCGCAATGACCCGACGTGGTATACGGCGGTGCATAAGTCTAGCGATACTAACATATTGCCGGCTGAGGAATTAGACGCAGCGCTTAAGACAATGGGCGAGGATCGGTACGAGCAGGAGTTTGAGTGTAGCTTCGAGGCCGCAATCGCAGGCGCTTATTATGGCACCGAGATGAAGGAGGCAACAAATACTGGACGGATCGCCGCAGTTCCATATGATAGAGCCGTTGGAGTCGTCACGGCGTGGGACTTAGGCATCGGGGATTCGACCTCGATCTGGTTCGCACAACACGTTGGAGCCGAGGTTAGGCTGATCGACTACTACGAAAGCTCTGGCGTTGGTCTTGATCATTACGCCAAAGTGTTGCAGGAAAAGGATTATGTTTACGAGTCGCACGTCCTACCGCATGACGTGCAGGTCAAAGAGCTGGGAACTGGCAAGTCTCGGCTCGAAACGTTGGATTCGCTAGGGATAAGGCCCGTGACAATAGCACCAAAGCTAGGCGTCGATGATGGGATACAGGCAGTTCGATCCATGCTCGGGCGATGCTGGTTCGACGAAGCTAAGTGCAATCGAGGCGTCGAGGCATTGCGGCAATACCAACGAGACTTTGACGAGAAGGGCAGAACGTGGCGAGGCAGGCCTCGGCATGACTGGACATCACATGGCGCAGATGCAATGCGCTACTTGGCAGTTGGATACCAGAATCAAGCATCGAGCTGGGGCGATCCGATCAGGCGTAACTTGCGAGGGATAGCATAGTGGCAAAAATAATAAAAGCTACAAAAGGATTGCTAAAATTATTAGATGGCGATGTGTCGATGCAACGTCTGATAGATACTGGATTTTTAGATTCTGCGCTTGCAAAAGATCCAAGCGTTGTAATGCAAAAAGACATAATAGACAGGGCAACAAAAAGATACAAAGACGCAAGGAAAAATAATCCTTACTTTGATGAAAGAGAAAAAATTGCAGAGTCAAATGAATTTAAAACTAACGTTGTTGAAACAGATCTAAAAAGAAACATTATTACGCCTGAAGATTTAAAAATTGGCGATACGCTTATGCCAATAATGGGCGATAAGACTATTCACGGAACTGCTACTATGATTAAAGGCGTTCCAACAAATGTCAAGGCAGAGGCAGGCGCTGATTTTGTTTACACAAATCAACTTGGAAATAATCCGGGCTGGCGATCAAATATACAAGGCGCAAATCCAGTTCAAACAAGAGCTGGACTGCTTGCTCAAGAAACCGGAAACGCTCCCTTAGCTATGTATGTAAACATGGGTGATGAAGCTACTAACTTTGCTACGCCAATTGTTCAAAATTTAATTCAAGAAATTAAAGATAGGCCAATTACTCCAGCAATGGCAAAGTTATTTGATGAAGGTGTTAGAAGATACTACAAAGGTGGTAAAGGAAAGCCGCCTTTTCTTGGAATTAATCATCCTGATTTTGAAAATCAAGTTATGGGCGTAAACGGTTTTGCAAATATTGGAAAAATAAGGAAAGCCGTATACAAAGCTATGAAATTAAAACCTGTTCAAGAGTCAGGTTTTCCAAATCCAGATCAAGTAATTGCAGCAGTTAATGATCCAAGGCTTGTTGGGCCTGAGTTATATCGCGCTGGTCGCAGTATGTTTAGAACAGATCCAGAAAAACCTGTTGTATATAACCGAGACAACAGTGGATATACTCATGAAATTCCAGCAAAACTTGGTGAAGAAGCATCACTTGATACCTCATACTCAATGGAGGAAATGTTTCCAGATGCATTTAAAATTACAAGTGGAAGAAAAACTGGCGACAATAATCCAGATATTACGACTCCGCCTCAACCGTTAACTATAAATCAAGCAAGAAAAGCAATTATAACAAACACAACTGATCCAAATATGTCTCAAAGAGTTGATCAAGAATTACTTGATAACTTAATGACAATCAGAGAAAAGAATTTAAACAGAAGAATATTTGCTGGAGGCGGAGCAGCCGCGCCAACTGCTGGATTGCTAAATCAAGACTTCCAAGGAGATCCATTAGTTGGCATGGACTTATCTCGAGTCAAAGGCGATCAAAGGCCATTCTTGCCGACTGCTGGTGAATACGGCAAGTCTATGGTAAGAGGAGCTGCCACTGGAAGCCTTGATACGTTTAATGCGCTTGAGGATTTAGGTAGGAAACTAGGATTTATTCCTGATAATAGCGCATACATTCCAAAAGAAGTTAGCGATAGGTCTAGGCAAACAATTAGAAGTAAAGTCCCTGATTACAAGGCAAAGTATGCTACAGATAAAGAGAAATCTCTTTTTGAGATGATAGGATCGTTTTTCGGAGCTTAAAGATAACCATGCCAGATAAAAAATTAGGATTGTTAGATCAATTTATTCAAGGCGCTAAAGGACTTGGTAGTAAGTTTTTGGATTTTGCCAAGGAACGAGAAGAGGCAGCTATTCGTGAGCAACAAAGGAAAGATAATTTTGTTTATGGCGGAGATCCAAATATTAATCCCGGCGTTATGGATCAACATGGATATGGAAATGATCCGTCGATAAGACCTCAAGATGCTTTTACTAGAGAAAATATGTCTCCAGAGATGGTCGACTATTTAACTAATTATTTTGGACAAAACGGCCTTGATGATCCCGAACAATATTTAATGTATGAGTTTAATTATTTAGATCAAGACCTGAGAAAAGATATTTACAATTTGTTTAGAGATAACTACAAGGCGCCACCAGTGCCATTATTTGACCGCAAACCGGGAATAGGCCTATGACAATAACAAACTACAGCACACTGCAATCGACAGTCGCCGATTACCTTAATCGAAGCGATCTAACGGCAGTCATACCGACGTTCATTCAGTTGGCAGAGTCGCAGATCAATCGCGATATTCGGCACTACAAGATGGAGACTCGATCAACGGCAACGATTGACGCCGGCGATCAATACTCGCAAGTGCCGGCAGACTGGATGGAGACAATCCGAGTCAGCATACAAGGCACTGGCACGACCGTTGTTAATTTAATATCCCGAGATGCTATGGCGGATAAACGTGCTGGGGCTGAGGATGTGTCTGGTCGGCCTGAGTATTACACTCACGCAGATGGACAGTTTAACTTCTATCCGACGCCAGACGCAGACTACACGCTGGAGTTGTTGTACTTTGCTAAAGTGCCTGATTTGGCGTCGAACAGTGACAACTGGCTGTTGGATGACTCGCC